GCTCCCGGGACAGCGCGACGTCAATGGTCCATGATGGCTGCGGCCATCGTACCACGCGCGTCACGCGGGGCTCGGGAAGGCGTGGTGGTCGATGCTGGACTCGAACCAGCGACCCCCGGCATGTGAGACGCCTTCTGTCAGGACAGCGGGGGCGACACCCACAGATACCAAGCGATATGTACTGCGGAGTTACACCGTGGTCAAGTGATACCGAGTGCGCGCAAGCGATACGGGGATACATCGCCGAGTGGCACTATTTTGGCGCCGGCCTGTTAGGCGCTCCTAATCTTCCCTGCACCGGCAGCGCCATCACGCGCGCCCAGGCCTTGCGCTCACGCTGCTCGTGGCGCTGCATGGCCCGGCGTACGACGCGGCGAAAGCGCTGGTGCACGGCGCGCGGGTCGGCGGGCGTCACACGTGTCGCGAGCAGCTCGGGTCGTGCACGCCTCCGTAGCGCTGGCACTCGCGGCAGGTGCGCGCCCGGCACTCGCCGCAGTACCGCGCATCGATGTTGCCGGGGGTGATGTCGCTGCCGCAGCCGATGCAGCCCTCCGGCAGGCGCACGGGCGCCGGCCTGGGCTCCCCGGCCGCGAAGCCGGCCAGCACCTCCTCGAGGGCCCCCAGGTCGGCGGTGGGCACGAGATGCCGGCGCCACGCGCTGAGCCGGTGGTGGTGGGCCCGCTGCCGGACGGCGATGAGGAAGAGCCGCGGGCGGACGGCCGTCAGGGTGTCGCGGCGGGCCCACAGGTAGGCGACGGCGTCCATCACCGCGTCCTCGGCCGCCCGGGCGCCGACGATGCGCTCGGCGGTCCGCACGGCAGCCCGGTATGTCTTCAGGAAGGTCTCGACGAACTCGTCGGCACTGACCACGCCGCAATACGGCGGCGGGCGACGGGCGCGGCCGGCGGCGACCGGGCAGCCGACGCGGTGACGGCCGCGGCCGTAGCACGTCGGGCACGTGTCTGCCCGACACGTCGCGCAGAACCGGATGGCACGCAAGACCAGCGATGCGGCGCCCGGCTCCTCATCGGCCGGCGCGAAGACGCGGCGGCACCCACGGCACGGTCGCGGCGTGACGCCGGGGAGCGGTCGGCTCATTCGACGGTGGGGACGCGCTCCGGGAGCCGCAGCGCCGGCAGGTTCTCTTTCCGGCGCACCTCGTCGACGGTGAGGATCCGGTTGCGCAGCGCGATCTCGTACGCCTCGTACCGCCCCTTGGTGTCGGCGGCCAGCAGCGCGTCGGGCAGGTACTCGACGTACATCTGCCGCCGCTCCAGCGGCGGCACGCACGCGAAGTTGACGGCGGACTCGATGCGCGTCAACCACGGCCCGAGGGTGTGCTTGAGCAAGCGCAGCGACTCCATCTCGACGTTGCTGTACGTCAGGCTGCTGCCGCCGGTAATGCGGGCGCCAACCATGTGCGGCGGGACGCCGAAGATGCGGGCCACTTCCTCGACGCCGAACTGCCGGGACTCGATGAACTGCGCCTCGTCGTGCGGGAGGGCAATGGGCTTGTACTCCAGGCCCTCCTCCAGAATCATCGTGCGATGCCGGCGGCCTCGGCTGGCATGGTTCTCGGTGAACGTCTCTCGGATGTGGTCCTGGGCGGCCGCGGAGAGCCGGCCCTTGGCCTGCAGCACCCCGCGCGGTGTGGCGGCGTTGCTGAAGAACTCGGCGCCATAGCGCTCGAGCGCCAGGCCGAGCCCCAGCGTCTCGCGGAAGGTCGCGATGACCGAGCGCCCGGTGTAGCCGTCGTCACTCATCGGCCCCGGCACGTGCAGCATGCCGGTGTCGGGCACCGTCTGCGTCTGGCCGCCGGTGGCGACCGTGTAGCGCAGGCGCCCTGTCTTCAGCACCTCGACGTGGACACGGTCGGGGTTGACGTACCAGAGCGCACGGACGCGCGCGTCGTCGTCGCGGGTGATGAGCGCGTAGGCGTTGCCCCGCAGCAGCAGCGCCGTCACCATCGCCTCCCAGAACGCCACCACCGACTGCACGGGATTCGGTCGGGTGTGGAGCACGTCGTAGAGGGGGTGGTCGGTGTAGCGGTCGCGCCCGTCGTCGGACCGCTTGTAGAGCACGAGCGGCATGCTGGCGATGCTGCCGGCGATGAGGTTCACGCACGCCCACACGGCCGTCAGCCCCACGGCGCGCTCGACGGAGACGGGCTCGCCCGCGCTGGTGCGGCCGGTATCGCCATAGAGGCGTTGCAGCGCGGGGTCCGCGTAGTCCAGGGCCCGGCGCTCCAGGCCGAGCCATCGCCACAGGCGGTCGAGCATCTGGCGCCTACGGGATGATGCCGATGAGTCGGCCGAAGGACTCGGGGTGCGTGACCTGGACGTCCATGCGCAGGTGGCCGAAGAATCCGTACTGGTAGGTGCCGCGGAACAGCTCGCGGGCCACCTCGACGGTCATCTCGGTGCGGATGCCGAGCAGCATCTGCGTCCAGTCGCCCATGAACAGCGTGCTCGCGTTGCTCGCGGAGCCCTGCGTCTCGGCGATGCTCACGTTCGCGGTCTGGAGGAACCGCCAGGGCGCGAGCACGGAGGGCCGGGCCAGCGGCGCGTTCGTCGTGGCTTCCTTCAGCTTGGCGATGGTGGCCAGCGTGCGCGGCGCCATGATGGCGGTGTCCACCATCGTCACGTTGTCCGCCCAGAGCAGCGCCAGCAGGTCGAGGATGGGGTCGTAGCTGGTGAGCGCCGCGCCGTTCGTGCCCTGACTCACCTCGTTGACGTTGGTGGTCGTGCGCAGGCCGCGTGGCTGCGGCGGCGTGCCGGTGCCGAAGAGGCAGACGCGGTCCACCTCGACGGCGAACGAGCGCACGAGGGCCGCTTCCAGCATCTCGCCGATGTTGATGCTGTCCTCGAGCAGCTCGCGCGAGGTCTTGAAGAAGACGTCCAGCGAGCGCGGCGTGAACGTCACCGCCTCGAAGGCCGGGTCACTCTCCGCGACGGCGGCGTTCTCCGAGCGCCACGCGGCGGTTGGGTCGCTCGCCAGGCGGGCGATCTTCACGACGTCGCTGGTGAGCGGCACCGTCTGGGCGCCGGCCTGCACGATGACCAGCGCGTTCCGCAGGCGGTCGATCCACCGCGCCATCAGAATGTCGGGCACGCTGAAGCCGCCGGCGCTGTCCGTCCCCTCGGCCAGCACGCGCTTCTCCAGCTCGGTGCGCGGCCCCGTGACCATCGCGCGCAGGCAGTCGCCCAGGCGGAGGGTGCCGTACTCTTTCGGGTGCCTGGTCCGCTCCTCGACCCAGGACCGGAACGAGTCACCACGGCCGAGCACCCGCACCTCGGCGGTGTCGGGAGCGGCGCGGTCGGTCACGACGGGCGGGACAGGCGGGGCAGGGTCCACGACGGTCACAGTGGGCTCGGGCATGGTCGGCTCCTTGGTCTCCTGGTGGCGCTCCAGCGACCGGAGCGCGGCGACATGCGTTTGCGGGTACGCGGGAAACACCACGCCGACGCTCAGCTCGCGCAGCTCGAAGTCGAGCAGCGTGCGCGTCGGCGGTGTCGTCGTCTCGTCCCAGGCGTCCTTCAGCGTGCGGAAGGCGAAGCTGGCGCCGTCCACGTCGCCGCGGGCGACCGACTCCACCAGGCCGCGCTCGTGCTCGGGCACGTCCACCGCGAACCGCAGGCCGGCCTCATCCTGGGCGACGCGCAGCGTCTTGGCGCTCACGCGGCCGATGACGCGGTCGGTGTTGTGGTTGACCAGGGCGCGGAGGTCGGGGTTGCGGCCGAGGGCGGCGCGGAGGGCGTCGGGCGTGATGATTTCGCGGAAGCCGCCCAGGTTCTCGCTCAGGACACCGGTGCGGATGGCGTAGCCGACGAGCTGGGGGGTCGCGCCGCTGGTGTCGGCACGCAGGCCGTCGAGGTGCCTGACTTCCAGCTCGTCGCCGGGTGTACTCACCGGTTCGACTCTAGGGCCAGGTGGCGGATACCCGAGTGGCGGATGCGTCGGGTAACGCTATCCGCCACTACAGCCGATAGCCGCGGTCGCCGCCCGTCGACTTCACCGGGGGGTATCCGTGGCGGCGCATGAGGTGCCCGAGCGCCTTGAGCCGCCCTTGTTGGGACAGCGCGCCGGAAATCGGCCCGTCACAGAGCGTCACGCGGCGGCGCTCTGTGAGCGCGTCGAGCCGCTCCAGCAGCTCCGACGACGTCACGAAGCCGCGCCCTTCAGCGAGCAGCTCGGGCAGGATGTCGCGGAAGTACGCCTGTGTCTCGCTCATCGGCTGTCTCCTTCGCGTTAGAGGTCGACCAGCATCGGCGGGCGCTCGTCGTAGACGGAGCCGGCGAGGGCCGGCAGGGCGACGGCCAGCGCGTTCACCAGCGCCGAGATGCCGTCGATGCGGTCGGTGCTCTTCTTCTTCGACGGCTTGATGTTCTCGGCGTGGTCCGTCTCCACGGTGACGTTGCCGGCGCACCAGCGCAGGATGGGGTGCCCGCCGTGGCGCAGCTTGCCCTGCATGGCCAACGTCTCGAGCGCCTTGGTCCCGGCCGTCAGGGCGCCGATGGTCTGCGGCTGGGGCACGGCCGGCAGGCTGTCGGCCTGGAGGCGCGCGAGCATCTGGGTCGCGTTCCACGGGTCAATGGCGATGCTCTCGACGAGGTACAGCCCGCCCAACTCGCGGATGCGGCGCTCGATGGCCTCGTGGTCGATGACGTTGCCCTCGGTCAGATGCAGCAGCCCTTGCTTGGCCCAGGCGTCGAAGGCGCCGTGTCGGCGGGCGCGGTCGGGGAGCGAGTCGCGCGGGAGCCAGAAGTCGCAGAGCACGTCGTAGCCGCCGGCATCGTCCGGGAAGATGGCGACGAGGGCGCTCAGATCGCGGGTGCTCGACAGGTCCACGCCGATGAAGCACCGCCGGCCGCGCAGCGTCTCCGGGTCCACGCGCACAGCACCGGCGTCCCACTGCGGCATCGAGAGCCAGCGCGTCTCGCTTTCGGTCCAGACGTTCAGGTGCAGGCGTTTGAAGGCGTTCTCGTAGGCCGGCATCTCCTGCGCTCGCCGGCACTCCTGTTCGAGATAGTCCCGCTTGATGGTGACGCCGAAGCCGGGATTGGCCCGGCGCCACACCGCGGCATCCGTCCAGTCGTCCTCGAGGTCGGCGGCGTAGATCACGGGCAGGAACGTAGGGTCCAGCGCTGGAGTGTCGCGGACCTTCAGGGCGTGCTCGTGCATCTGCCAGCAGACGCTCTGCCGGTCGAAGCCGGCCGTCGTGATGATGAACGCGAGCGGCTGGCGCCGGGCGCCCATGCTCGTCAGCAGCACGTCCAGCAGCTCGCGAGACTCGTGGGCATGCAGCTCGTCCACGACGGCCCCGGAGAGGTTCATGCCGTGCTTGGAGTAGGCCTCGGCCGAGATGACCCGGTAGCTGCCGCCGGTAGCCGGCACGACCAGCTCGCGGCGATACACCTGTACGACCGACCGCAGCGCCGGGGATGCCTCGACCATCGAGCGCGCGACGTCGAATGTCACGTGCGCCTGCTGGCGGTCGGCCGCGGCACTGACCACCTCGGCGCCCGGCTCGTCGTCGTAGAGCAGCAGGTAGAGAGCGACGGCCGCCGCCAGGGTGCTCTTCGCGTTCTTCCGGGGTACCTCGACGTAAGCCGTGCGGTAGACGCGCTGTCCGTCCCGGCGCCGACCGAAGAGCGGCCGGACGATGTCGTTGACCTGCCACGGCGCCAGAGCGAGCGGCTGACCGGCCCACTCGCCCTTCACGTGGACCAGGAGCGTCCGGCAGAACTCCACGAACCGCCCAGCCGGCGTCCGTGAGCGCAGCCGGGGCAGCGTCGCCCCCTCGGGGAGTGCCTTCTTGACCCCCCGTTTCATGCGGTCGCCGATAGAATCGCGCGCGAGGGTGCCCCGGGGGTCATTTGTCCGCGTCTGCGAAAAAACGTCATCGCCTCACGCCGCCATCCTTCCGCCCCGAGCAGCGCAGGCAGAGGCCTTGCCCGTTGCGAATGTCGTACTTCACCCCGCCAGAACGCCAGGGCACGACGTGGTCCGCCACGACGGCCGGCGCTCCGCACGGGCACACCGGGTGCAGGCGCAACACCTCGCGGGCCCACACGCGATGGTCGGCGCCGTAGCCGCGGGCGGTGACCTTGCCCCGGCGGGTGGCGCGGGCCGCCTGGTGCTGGCGGACGCAGGCCGGGCACGTGGCCGGCGGCGTGTAGGTGACGGCGTGGCGAGGGCAGTGACGCCGGACCACGGGGCTCATGCGTCACCGCAGTGCGTCACCGCAGTCACGTCCTTCGTCACCATCGTCACCGGCGTCGGTCACCCAAGAAGGAAGAGGGATTTGACCGTCACCATCGTCACCAGCGTCACCGGCCTTATCGGACGCGGACTTACCGGACGGGGCTTCCGTCACACGACCGTCACCCGCATCGTCACCAGACCCCGGGGTGACGGTGGTGACGCTGGTGACGATGGAATCCGTGGCTTTCACGGAGATGAGGCGACGGCCGGTCCGGGCCTCGCGCTTCTCGGACGTGACGTCCACGCCGACTGCCCGAAGGTTCGGCGCGATGCGGCGCAGGGCGGCACTCAAGGCCCGGGGACTCGTTGGCCAGCCCCTGGGCCAGCTCGTCCGCTTGGCGGGGTCGAACCCGGCAATCTTGACGAGCTCGACCAGCAGCTCAGCCGCGGTGCCGTGCCAGTATTCCCGTTCCGCCAGCGTGCGCACATGTGCGGCGACGGGCGAGGCCTCGAGGGCGAGGGCGTGAGCGTCGGCGCGATTGCCAGCGTAGGCCTTGAGGAACGCGCCATCCGGTAGCCTGAGCCCGGGTTCGGCTGCGGTCGCCCAGACCGCGAAGTCGGCCATGCGTGGCAGCCGGGCCAGGCGCACGTCCTCCTGCCGCTTCAGGGCGACCGCGACCGCATCGAGCAGGGCGCCGAAGATGAGCCCGCGTTCCTCGTCGAACTGGCCCCACAGGTCGTCTTCCCGCCGACGGGACGATTCGGGGATGCGAGGCAAGTCGATGATGAGGGCGCGGTCGAGCAAGTCGGCTCGGCTGATGACCGCCTCAATGCCGTTCAGCATCACGGGACGCTGCGAGTGGAAGATGACTTCGTCGCCGTCGCTGTAGAGCTCTCGCGTGCTGAAGCCGCCCCCGGTGGCGAGTCGGCAGAGGCAGTCCGAGAACCACGGCTCGATGTCGCTGAGGTTGTCGAAGGCGATGCACCAGGCGTTACTCGCGGCAATCATCACGTCGCGCGGGTCGCGCGGCTCAGAGCGCACGGGCGCCACGTTGGGGTCGATGAGCGCGCGGAGGATTCGCTCCGTCGTCGACTTCGCCGAGCCTTGCTCACCGAGCAACGCGAGCACCGGGTAGGGGCCGCGCGGTCGTGCCGCCGCGACGAGCCAGGCGAGCAGGAGCCCCCACTGGTCGTCGTCCGCGACGTTGACGAAGCCGCGCAGCATCGCGAAGAAGCCCCCGCGTTCTGGCGTCGGCAGCGACAGCATGCCCCGTGCTCGCCGGAACTTCACGGGCGGGTCGTTGACGATGCGCCAGCCGGCGGCCGTCACCTCGACGGCCTGCCAGGCATCGTTGACGAGGTCGACGTAGATGGCGTCGTCGTCGCCGGCCACGCGGACGTGAACGGGATGCACGGGGCTCTCGTACTGCGCCCGCGCCTCGATGACGCCGAGCGCATCGGCGAGGGCCTGGGCCGGCGGGGGTTTCGCCTCGTTCTTGTAGAAGTGGCCGATGAGCCAGCGCTTGAAGGCCTTCGAGCGCACCGGCCAGGTCTCGCGATGCTCGCGCACCTCGAACGTCGCAAACGCCGTGTCGCCGTCCGCGTCGCGAAACAGCTTCGCGAAATCGGCGATGGCGACGAGCATCTGAGCAGCGGATAGCTTGCCGCCCCCCGCCGCGTGGCGGACCGCGAAGAAGTCGTCCAGCGCGGTCATCGCCGTCTCGCCGGCCGCTTGCGCCGCGCCGCCTCCTGCTCGAGTCGCTCGATGCGCTCGCTGAGCCAGCACCGTGCGGACGGCCGCTCCAGGGCGCGGCGCAGGAGCGCGAGCAGCCGCTCGTCGGTGAGCGCGTCGTCGTCCAGGGCCGCGACGTCGTCGTGGTGATAGCGCGCGAACGCCTCGGCGGTCAGGTACACCTCGGGGTCGGGGTACGCGGCGCGCACGAGCTCGCGCAGGCTCACCGTGCCGGCCGCCCAGCGACGACGCGGTTCTCGTCGAGGAACCTGCGGTACGCCGCCTCGTCGATGAGCACCCGCCGGCCGAGGCGCACAACCTCGAACCGCCCCTGCCGATACCACGCCCGCCAGGTGTGCTTGCTGACACCGGAGTCCGTCTCGCACCATCTGAAGTCCCGTAGCGGCATCGCCCTTCCCCTCTCTCTGCTGGTCGGCCCATCGCTCTAGCGGTTAAGCTAGACGTGATGGCCTCACCCGCGCTCATATCGTCTCGCCGCTTGCCGGGTTATGTCAAATATGATAGCCTCACCACCACCATGAGCACACGACGTACAGAACGTGGTCGGAAGCGAGCGAACGCGCTTCGTAGCTTCACCCGCCAGGAACTCGCCCCCCTGTGGACACTTGCGGCGGTCCTGAACGGTGAATGGCCGGGGCAACAGCGGCCGGCAGTGTCGTCAGCGTCGGCACTTGACGAGGCTCGAGCAATCGTCGAAGGCGTGCAGAAGTCTCCGGCGGACGGGGAGTGGCGTCGCCGGTTTGACGACCTGGCGAACCAAGCGCCGTTCGTCTGGCGGACGACCGCGCTCTTCCTGGCTGGGAATCCGGCGCCCAAGCTTGATGACCCGCGGACGTGGAATACCTACGTCACCCTCTCGTACCTCCGTCGGCGTGACGACTGGAGGGCGGCGTCTGGCGTGCCGTTCGTCGCGAGTCCCAGCGGGCTAGGCTGGCTGGTCACTCCTCTCGCTGCGGTTCTGAATAGTCGGCACCGCGACCGGCTCCGAAGCTGCCAGCAGGAGCAGTGCGGACGCTGGTTCGTGGACATGACCAGGAACAAGTCGGCTCTGCGGTGCTCACGCACCTGCACGATCAAGTGGTCTCATGCCCAACGACGCAAGGGGGGAAGGCGATGACCGACACGCCGAAGCATACACGCCGTGGTGGACGCCGTGACGGTCTCTTCCAGAAGAACGGCTGGTGGTGGCTCGACTACACCGATGCCGAGGGCCGGCGCCATCGGGAGAAGGCGGCGCCGTCGTATGAGGTCGCGAAGCTGATGCACCGGGACAAGATGAACGCGATTGCCAAGGGCGAGGTCCTGGGCGTGCGCGAGGAAGGCCTGCTCTTCCGCGTCTACGCGGACAAGCACTACTGGCCGGCGGTGAAGGCCAAGCTGGCGCCGGCCTGGGCGGCACGGAGCCGCGGCATCCTCGACGCGCTCATCACCACCTTCGGCGGCCGGCGCCTCTCGGGCATCCGGCAGGACGAGGTCGAGGGCTGGTACGCGAAGCGGCTCGAGGCGGTATCGCCCACGACCGCCAACAAGGAGCTCGCGCGGCTCAAGCACCTCTTCGCCCGCGCGGTCGAGTGGCGGTACGTGAAGGCGTCACCCGCGGCGAAGGTGAAGAAGGCGAAGGAGCCGGACGGGCGGGTGCGCTACCTCACCGCCGACGAGCGCCAGACGCTCCTCGACGGCGCGAATGAACGCCTTCGGCTCTACATCGCCGCGGCGCTCCAGACCGGGGCCCGGCGGGCCGAGTTGATGCGCCTCCGGTGGTCGGACGTGGATATGAAGAACCGCGTCGTGACCTTCCGGCGGACGAAGAATGGGCGCGACCGCAGCGTGCCGATGACAGACCCGCTCTACGCGATGCTCGCCGCGTTCCCCCGCCCGCTCAACGCCTCAGCGCCCGTGCTGCCCGTCTACGACGACCCCCACGTGCTCACGCGGTCCTTCGCCCGGCTGGTCGAGCGCGTGGGACTCAAGGACGTCTCGTTCCACGACCTGCGGCACGACGTCGCCAGCACGTTGACGATGGCCGGCGTCCGGCAGCGGGCGGTGATGGAGGTGCTCGGGCACCGTGACCCGCGCATGACCATCCGCTACCAGCACCTCGAGCCGGGCCATCTGCGGGCCGCGATGCAGGCGCTCGCCCCGCCGGCCCCGAATCCGGCTTCGCGGACTGGCACTATTTAGGCACCGGGGCTGAACACACGAAACGCGGGGTGTGGGTCAACCCCGCGTTTTTCTTTTGGTGGTCGATGCTGGACTCGAACCAGCGACCCCCGGCATGTGAGGCCGGTGCTCTGCCAACTGAGCTAATCGACCGTGTTGGGGAATTCTACGGAGTCGCCGCAGGCGCGTCAACCGCGCGGGCGG